ATCCACTCTTCTCTTTCTAGTGTTTCTCCATTAAGCTCATCAATAACATATTTTTGATGCTCATATTTAAGTAGTTCTACACCATTTTCATCTAGAGATTTAACAAGCTTTATTTTTCTTTTAGACCTCCAAATACAATGTAGTAATCGTATATTACCTCTAGCATCAAAGTAACTAGAAAACATAGGTAAGTCTAAATCACCCAAAGGCATAATTTCCTGCACTCTTGCAGTAGCAGAATCTGAAGGAATAGCTAATTCTCCTATATGGCCATACATAGGGTAGTTAAAATAAGGAGTAGGGCCTGAATTATATCCTCTGTAATCTTCTAATTCTTTAAGCTGGTCTTTAGTTAAGTAGTCATGAAATAAATCTACCAAAGAAGATATAGTATGATATGTAACTTCTACTAATGCTTCTAAACCAGATTCATTTGTAGCATGCCCATTCATAATTGTAAAAATCCTAGTAGGGTCTCCTTTTCTAATAGCTAGTTCTCCACCCATTTCTTCAATAAAACAATATTGCTCTGCAGCAATAAGTGCATCTTCAAAAGCAGGGTCAAATACTAAGTCTTTAACATAGTAATACTTGTAAAGATACTTGAGCAATTTATTAGCTCCCCTTTCAGCTATATCAAAAAATGAAGAGTTTGTGTATTCATCTAATTGCTTTAACTTCCTTTCAGCTTGGGCTTCATCAAAATTAGAGTTCTGAATTTGCTCTGCAAAAAACTTTTGGTACTCTTGCAGTTTAGATTCTTCTACTTCTCTAATACCTTGTTGGTCAGAAGAACTTCTAATAACTCTAAAGTCAAACTTTCTTTTCATGTGCTCCCCTACCAGTAGGTCAATCTTAGAGTTACCAACTCCTTTATGTTCCATTCTTCCAGGAAAAGTACCTAAACCTAATCCATAAGGGTCAACTACTTTCTCCACATCATTCATGTTAAGAATACCTCTCTTTAGATTATAGTTAGTTACTTTATTGTAGTAAGAATTTTTAATCTGTCTATTCTCAAAAAGCACTAAAGCTTCAAAAGAATCTATTGTGTCTTGTTGCCATTTTTTAGTCTTTTTAACTGAATCAGTTACTAGTTGACTAGGTGCAGTAAACATTCTATTGTACATACTATTCTTCTTGTATATTATTAAAGTGCTTCATCCATATATCTTGATTATCTCTTTTTTGTTTATACTTATCAAAATAAGAAGCGGTTTTTTTCTTTTGTGGTGATTGTTCTATTGATATACGATTAAACTCTTGTAAAGTTACATCATACCACATAACCATAAGCATAGCTGATACACGGTCAAAGTTAGCTCTAGGGTTAGGGTTCCATGCTATAAGTTCTTTTAGTAGACCAATAGATCTTATTTTTGTTAGGTTTTTTTCTTCGCTTTCTTCAGATATATTTTCATCTATCCAAGATTTTAGATATTCCATACCTCTTTCTTTTACTCCTTTACTCATAATAATTCCTTTGGAAGTATTAGTATTAGGTCTCCAAGTATTTCTATCTCTAAGATTGTAAGGAGTATCTGCTAAAAAGTGCAAAGCTTTTTTCTTTTCAAAATATGTGTACATACCAGTAATGTTTGCTTCATACATAGCAGTAGCTTGATAATAAATAATTAGTTTTCTACATGTTTCATAAAACTGGTCAGTAGTTTCTGGCCTACCAGTGTACTCAGCAACTATTCTTCTAGTAAGTCTATCAAACATAAATATAGAACCTACTGAATCTGTACTAGAATTATCATATCTATAAGGGTCAATACCAGCAATATACCTAGCTATATTATCTCCATTTTCTGATAGTCTAGGTGTTTCATATATCTCAATTAAACCATGTTCTGGTTTTTGTACAGGATATTCTCTAAATGGAGTTCCACCTTGTACATCTTTCCATTTAAGTTCACCTTCTTCAAACTGCAATATACCTATACTGTGTTTATCTAATTCAATGGAATCATCCATCTTAGATAAAACTCCTTTTAAATCTACAATAGGAAAGAAAAAAGAATGACTTTGTAAAAACGCTTCTTTAGGTGATAATGGAAACTGTGTAACAGAGTCAATTTTAGCTTGTTGGTCTGCACCTTGTTCAGCTCTTTTTCTTAAGTCCATAATAGACTGCCTAGCAACCTCTTCAAGAGAATTACCATAGTCATCTATCATAGGCTTATCCTTCCATTCAGGATGTTCTTTATAGGCATCTTTATAGGTACCAAATCTCATTCTAGTGGCTGGTATAAAAAAGCCACATTTTGAACCTATAGAATCTTCATCCCATATATTATCAAAGGCTAAGAAATTATATTTCTCAGGATGAAAAAACATTTCAGCAAATTCCTGTGTACCCCCTTCCATATCACCACCAGTTCCTTGAATAATAGGTACACCAATAAGGTCATCACCATCTTTCCAACAAGGTTCAGAAATATTATATGACTGAAGAAGGCCTGGCCATTTACCTGCTTCTTCAAATAAGAAAAGGTTACTAGATTTACCAATAGCAGCAAAAGGGTTATCCTTAAAAGTAAAAGAATGTATCTCAGACATATACCCTGACCAAGCTGATACTCCATCTACTGTCTTTTTATATCTAGCTTTTACAAAGTCCTTAGTATTAGGATTTCTTTCTTTACCCCATTCTGTATAAAGGTCTAAAAAGTTAAGGTCATCTAATGACATCCTCATAGTGTTCTCAGAAAGTTCTGACTGAAAAGCACCTATAATACATTTAGCATCTCTAAAAAAGCTAAACTCGTGTGCAATAATAGCTGCTGACTTATAAGAAAAACCAATCCTTCGTGGTTTTACTAGCACTATACCTTTTTGCTGTTTTCTAGCTTTTTCAATAAAAGTAAAATACTCTAAATCAACATCTGTAAAAATAGGAAACCCTTTATTTTTTCTACCAGTCTTAGCATTCTTAAGCTCAATTTGTGTGTAGTTCAAGTAGAAATAATAAGCCCCTGGAATATATAGTTCTCCATGGGTAACTCCTTCTTTACACTTTCTAGTCTCTTCTTCCCAAAACTCATCAAACTGATAAGTACCTATAGGGTATTGAGTATACACCCCATGGTCTTGAAAAGTATGTGATACTTCTTGAAAATACTTTGGTGGAATACTAATCCTCATACTTTCTAGTTCTTTTCTCTCCAGACCTTTTAGTAGCATCTGTAGATTTTTCTTTATTCACAGCATCTTCTAAAGTGGACAATTGAGATACAAGTTTTGATGTACTTTCAATAGCCTTAAGTACTGGGCCTAAAGAATCTTCTGTAATATCAGTGTTCTTTAAGAAGTTAGCTACATCATCAATTTTACCTTTAACACTACTAAGTAACCTTTGTGTAGGAGTTTCTGACATTAGTATGTACTTATCCATAGCAACCTTTAGTGCTGGAGTTTCTTTTACTTCTCCTTTAAAAATATCATTACCTACAAACTCTTTCCTTTTATGTACTGGAAAATTACTATAAGGACTACCAGAGTCTATTATAAAATATATATAAGCAAACTGTTTAAATACTAAGTCTTTGGTTTTGCTTTTATCTGCTTCCCATAGTTCTTTAAACTCTGGTATCAATAATAGCTCAGTATCAAAAACTACTTTATTGTTAGCAAGATTAAATATCTTCATTTGCTTCTTTGTTTTCGATGTTTCTTTTAATATTCTTGACTATATCTAGTCTAGGATATATTATACCTAAGTCCTTAATATAAATTGATTTATATGAGTCAGGATTTAAAGGGTTACCTTCTTTCATTATCTTAGCTACAAATCTAGGTATAGAGTTAAATATCTCTAAAGCTTGTGCCTTAGAAATACCCAGCTCTTTAGCTTTTAGGGTTATTATTTTTTCTAGAGTTCCATCCATGTTTCTGTAGGATTATCCCCCTCATTAAAATACTTATCAAATGAATCTCTAAAATCCAAAGGCTCATTAGGCACCTCATCTAAATCATCATACTCATCTAATTGAATATCTACTGCAGCATTTACTTGTATCTCTACTGGAATTTGCTCTGTAGGTATTTCTAGCTCTTCAACTTTTACTTCTACTTTAGGAGTTTGTACTTCCATAAAACAAGTAAAGGTTACCTCTATAGAACTTTCTGGATAAACCAAAAATCTTTCTGGTACACTATTACCAACGATAAATCCTTTATTTCTAAGCTTGTTAAGATAAGTTTCTAGCTTATGAGTAACTATATTAAACTCCTGTTTAATCTTGTTCTTTATAGTAGTAGAGAATAGTAAATCCATTCTAACCTCATGTTCTGTAATAGACTTGTACTTATCATTGTAATACAATAAATAAGAAAATATCTCTAGTTCAGAATCAGTGAGCTGATTAACTCCTAGTGTCCAATTAATAGACCCTAGCCATACTTGAAATACTTGAACTTTTTCTTTAACAGGTATGTTAAACTTTTTAATCATAGCTTTTCTTTTTTAATACCAAATGTAGCATTGGCATATATCTTTATTTGGTCAGTTAAATAGTGCCTTACTATTCCAGTATCACAATGCACTACACACCAAACATCATTCTCAAAAGTACCAGAATCCCTAACATAGATAGCATAGCCATCTTTGTTATCCTCTACTACTACAGGAATGGGATTATGGAATTCATGAACCATGATTCTTTTCCTCCTTTAACTGTTGCTTTCTTAATTCATGCTTTGTGCATATTTCTGTTTCAATGTAGTTACACCCCTTTAAACAGTAAGTGCCGTTAATAACACAAATATTATTAACATTAAACCTTTCGTCTATTACTACCTCATCAGGTTTTCCTTTCATATTAGTATATGTCTTTCCCATATTAGTATTCTTTAGTATCAGTAGTTACCCAAGTGGCAGGTAAGCTTTTGTTGTTTTCTTCATTCAATTTTAAATACCTAAGCTCTTGTTTAAGTATTTCTAACTTAAGCTCATATTCTGTAATAATTTGCTCTAGTGTTTCAATCTTTTGTTTATTATTTACCATAAAATCCTTTTACCACAAAGTTAGATTTTTCTTTTAATTTTTTTAATTCTAAAAAGCTGTGCTTGACTACCATATTACCTAAAGTCCTATGATGAATCAAGCACCTCTCTTTATATAATTTTCCATTATTATTGTAATGTTCTTTGAAGGCTAATATATCCTCTATCTCTAGTTGCATCTTTGTTATAAATCCTAGCTTTACTGGTACTTGCTTAATATCTACAGGAATTCCTTCCTTATTATAAATAGGTTCTTCCTTATATAAAAACTCTATGCATTTTATTTCCATTAAAACTCATCTTTATTTTTTTGAACACCGATATGCAAAGTAACAAGATGTACACCAGTTAAGTTTGAGCTTTGCAAAGTTACCTCATACCATATACTACTATAATCATTAGTATACTTAGTAAGTTTTTCTTGCATTACTCTATAGTAGTTTAAAGCCTTTTTCAAATCAGTAAACTCATATATCTTCGGTTGCATCTCCCTGGGCATTGTGGAATATATTAATATTTAAGTACCATCCTTGATTACTAGATTCTATAGAATAAGTGTAGGAATAATCTACTGCTTGTTTATCTAGTGTACTCAATACTCTTTCCTTAACTAGAAGTAAATACTCTAAGTCATTACCAAAAAATAAAGTATTAAGCCTGTTGATTCTTTGCATTGTTAATCATCACTTCTCTAAGTAGCTGCCAGGCATGTTGTTCATTAGCAGCTTCAAAAGTATGATCCTTCTGAAGATTATCATCAATAACAATACCTTTGAACTTAAACGAAAATTTACCCTCTTCAGTTACATCATTAAGCTCATATACCCTAGTAATCAAGTTAAACTTAACAAAAGTTTCTGTTGGTACATGAATAGCTATCTCATCAGACACCAAGTAGTATTCTTTTAACTCCTCTAGAATGTCCTCTTCATTTATCTCAGCCATGTTATCCTTATGCTGACTAACTACAGTAGTCATAACAAACCTAAGATTAGCAAGTTCATTGTAGATTTCCATCATTCTTCTTGCCATACCTTCACCTAAAGAATCAACTTTCTGGTGAATCAATTGTGCTTTAGTCTTTTCCATTTTTTTTAATTTTAAGATTATAGTACAAAGCTACATTAAAAATTTTACATATAGAATATAAAAGATATTAACAATTGTTTTGAGTTATTGTCAATTTGTATGGAATTGCAACTTTTCTCATTTGGCAGTCGTACTAATCAATAGATTCTTGCAGAACTGTTTTATAGTACTGCGAACACTTCGTTACAATGTAAACTTGGGGGGAGGTGTTTTATTAAAGAGGTACCCCCCTTCAAATATAAGTACCCCCACTACCTAGTAACTTTTAAGATAAGCCCCCCTATACTAAGGTACAATAATAATACCCCCCACCCCTTTTGTAATTTTATAAAACACCCCCCACCACTTTTAAAAAATACTTGGTGTATGTAAATGGGTGCCACCTATTAAAAGCACCCCCGCTTAAAATTGATAACCAAATTAATTACCTTATGGCACTAGAAAACAAAAGAGGTCGTGAATTCTCCTCAAAAGCAAAATCCACAACTACCATTGATGCTGTACTTGAAAATGAATGGGCATCAAACTCTATGCAGCTTGTCTGTTTAATTGCAGAAGCATTGCATAAATCAGGTAAAATTGCAGAAGCAATTAGACCTATTGCAGATGTTAAGAAAAACAGTGAGGGTAAGGAATTTACCATCTATCGTCTTTCTTCTAAGGATGCACAAGCAATTTGGGAAGCACTATAAGTGCTTCCTTTTTTGCTCACCAGATCACTCCAACTATCCTGTAAGGACTTGAAAGTTCTTGCAGGATTTGTTGTAAGTGGTTGATTATCACCTCCTCTGCTCATTCACTCCAAGATAAACTATATCTCTTGTTGTGTCTTAATTAAGTATATAGCAAAAACTCTGTCTATGGACTATTGTTCATACTGATGATGACCTAATTGAGGGTCGAAACAGAAACCTTTTAAACTCAAAACAAAGTGACACACACATTTGAAATTATTTTTGATGCTCCTTCTGTTGATGTAAGTATATATCCAGAAAGAACAATGCAGAGTAATAATAGTATTGTAGTTGATTCAACTTCAAGACATATAATACCTGTAGGAAAAAATGAAGTAATGCTTAAAATAGATAAGGAGTACAAAACATATAGAAATGTGTTTTCTGTATGTCCTTATGTATATAATGAGTATTAATTTCACAGGTTGGTAAACCGTAAGCTTCCACTCTTTACTAATCAGAGTTAACTTGAACAAATGATAGTTCTCAGATTGATGATGTTAAAATCAATGTATCGCACAATTCATTGCAGGTAGAAATACCAAAGGTGCAACAGCTTATACTAGTTAAACGGCTGAAAATAATACTAGTTTTTTTCTTTAAGGTTGATAAACCTTGACAAGCATGTGGGGCTACTACAAGATTTTATGCAGAGACTTCTAATCTCTAATCCTAATTGTGGACTAAGCATAATATCAAACACTTTAGAAGAGTGTAATCTTGGGTTAGTGCAGACTTAAAAACCATGCAGTTATAAGCAACTTGATATGTTGTGGAAGTTACATAACTTTAGAAGTTAAATACTTATCTCATATAGAGATAAGCATTTTGAAATACTTATCCTATCTCAAGAAAGTCACAGAGGTAGATGCTTAATGGTTTGTGACGAACCATCAAAATTTGGGAGTATATGTGTTAAGCCACATGATGCAGACTGGTAATCTGTTGAATCCCATTTATATAACAACTAACAACCGACAGGGGGAAAATACTAACCTTGTAAGTGATCTACCAAAGATTGCGAGTCCTCAACAAGCTGTTAAATCAGCCAACGTTCTTTTTTAGTAGTTATTTTTTCTTATATGGGAGAAAACATAGAAAAAAATCTACACCTCTTGAAGGTTACCAAAGAGTATAAATAAATGGTAGCTCAAACTCAAAAACTTATTTTATGCCTAGTTGTTTTCAACTTGTTGACAGGGTTACTGGAGAACCTACAAGTTTATCATTAGTAGATGATAGAATTTGTAAAGAAGTTTACAATTGTGAACCTCATCCAAGATTTTATGGCGGTAATGTATTCAATTGGTTTGACTCAATTGGATTTCAATTAGCTATGAGTAAAGACCTTGATGATAATTCTGACAAATCTGTTAGAAAATATTATCAAGAGTCTGAATTATGGGCTGATGAATTACCTATCATAGAAAAAACCATTGATTTTCTTCAAACCAACTATACTGAGAAAAGTTGGTATGAAGTGGTAAAATCTTAATCTTTGAGTTCACCTGGAGATTACTTCAAAGGGTGAACTTTCTTTTCTCTCTGCACTAACCGTAAGGTGAACAGTTGCAATAGATGAAAAACACTCTAACTAAACGAGCTAGGCTTTGATGTTAGTTTGAATCCTAGGCCTAGAGGGTAGCCTATATCTATTACAACTGAGGTGCATTATATTTTCCAAGAAATATTATCTCTTATCTTGGATACAATATTTCTACCAACATTGTAAAGTTTACACACTTCATTTATAGTGTGCCCATTAGCTAATAAAGATCTAATCTCATTAGCTTTTTCCATATTTAATTTAGTAGGTCTTAGCCCTGATTTAATAGCATGAACATTATTTGTACTAGCGTTACACCATTCTAAATTAGAAATAGAGTTATTGTATATATCTCCATCAATGTGATTTATCTGTGGTAAATTAAAAGGATTAGGTATATATACCTCAGCAAGTAATCTATGGTAAAGAATATTTTTTCTTTTACCATCAATATACAAACCAACTGCTAAGTATTTCTTGTTAGGATTCTTTCCATTAGATGCAAGATAAGGCTTTACATATCTTTTTGTTGTTACATTATAAACTTCCTGTTTATCAGTAACATAATATTGTGTATTTCTGAATTGTTTCATAGTACAAATATACAAAAAATAATTAGAGCTACAAGGCAGAGAGATTATTAATGCACCATTCTCACGTAGATATAAAGACTTCTTAGTTTAGAGGAAACTGGGCTATTGCCTGTTAGTGTAACTCTTGTAAAATATCTAAGATGTGAAACTACCTGATTAATTAATGTCCTAATCGTCTTAGGAATAAAGAGATTAATCAGCTCCCAAGGGTGAGCAGTTGTAATGACACCTGTAAAGTCAACCAATGAAAGGCAGGAAGAGTTTAAGGATGACAGCCTTATTACAACTGAGTCAAGCCAGAGTCTTCGGACTCTGGTTGCAGAGGGGTAAAAAAAAAAAAAAACAATTGAGTATCTAATGATTTAAAGAGGGAACTTATGCTACATTTATTGTAGAGTTATTAAGGCTGAACACGCTCAATTGTTTTTTTATTTTTATAGTGTTAGCACCTAATTCTTTGTACATAGTAGCAATAGAATATTGCTTTAAAGATTAGTAATCTATATGAAAAACTAAATGGATATACACTAAGATATTGTCTAACTAACAATAGCTCAAGACGTGTAAAAAGGTTTAGTATCAAAGTTTTAGGTGTAAAACACTTAACTAATCAGTAGAAATACAGATTACCTGCATAAGGTTAGATTGCTATTTTCTCAGTAGTCCATGAGAGAAGAACTAATTGGGAGGACACCAAAGCACATACCAACACTATAGCTCCATTAAATGATTGGAGAATGAGCAAATACTACAACCTAATAATGGTTAATGTAGCAATGTGGTGAGGACAAAATTGTGCATAATAAGCTGATAAATCTATGCTTATTACACCTATTAGATAGGGAACTTGCAACAGGCGTATAAATCGTGCAGTAATAGCAAGAGTGAATCATCCTACTTAGTGGATGAATAACCAAAACAATTTTTTTATGCGAGTTTTTATCAAAGGACTTTTGTATGTATTAGGTAATCTATTTTTCACGCTAGTCATTACTAGCTTGATTAATTTTGTATTATCAATAGTATTTATGAGTGATTTCAAAGATTTACAGCAAAGTCCTATATGGGTTTTTTCTGCTATTTACTTTGTTATTTCTTCTGCCTTTATAGTTAATTACGTTTCTGAAAACAATTAAAACCAAAAACCATGCTTAAGTTTATCTTTCCATTTTTAATGCGAGTAGTAATTGCCATTTTTCTTGTACCTGTAATAGGTGTACTTGCTTGTGGAGTTCTACTGACTTTTAACAAAAAGCTTTATGATATCTTAGAGGATACATATGAGTTATTTATCTCTTTATTCAAATTTGATAGTAAGAGATGAAGAAATTGGTTATCATGCTGGTGTTACTTTCTATAGTAGCACCAGCTTTTTCTCAAGCTAGGCTTGGGAGAAGCTTTTATGAGATTAATCAAGAGTATGAAGAAAACTATTCTGTTGTAATAGATAAGTTTAAAGACAATATTGTTCTAAACATAGATATGGATAGAGCAGTCATTAAACATCTATTTGACAGTAATGATATCTGCATATTATCATTGATTGCTCCTAAAAATAATATTGATGTTCAGTATTATGTTGAGAGATATAACAAAGAATTAGTTATAATGTCACCTACAGAATGGAGATTCTATGTAGGTAATTCAATAGCTAAAGTTAGTCTTGAAACTCTTGATGATAATTCAATAGTTTTCTTTTGGATTTTTATGGAATAGTGCTCTGCCTAATAATAAAATGAGCACACTTTAAACTAGAACAAATGAAACTAGTTTTTTCTTCTCGTAGAGTAATCACTTTAGATGAATTAATCAAAGAAAGTGATTTACTTAAAATGAATCCTGATGTAAACTTTTACATAGCTCCTGATGGTGCTGAAGTAACAGCTTACAAATATTCTAATGGTCTTTGGAAAAAAGAGATTGTTAAGAATAGCAGAAGGATAGTAAGATATTCTGCAAAAATCGGTGGTAAAATTGTAATGACCGAACATGCAGAAATCATACTTAATTCTAGCATCTTTGAAACTGTGGCTGTAGAAGTTGCAGAAATGTTTTCTCAGTATTCTAATTCTAAACTTTGGGTAAAATGAGGTATAATATAAATTATTTTATTGAAAAGTTTGAAAAAATTAAAGATGAAGCTTGTACCACTGGAACTATATGTTCTGGTGGTGCAGGTACACCTTTAAAGTTTGATTGTTTAGGACATTGTCGTGATGATTTTGGTAAATTTAATTTAGCAGAAAAATACGCTCTTCTATCATTAGGTAATCCTGTACAAGCTTGGGATGGTAAACTTGATGGGTTTTCCCAACAAACACCAAGACTAAGACTACTTTCCTATCTTAGAAATCTTAATCGCAAACAATAATTAACCACATATCCAGAAAGATAAGAGTAAAACTTAATGACGTGTTTACTGACTGACTAATTACCTTTTAATAACAAATCTTTTAAAAACAAAAACTATGAATACTTCTGTTGTATCTCTTTCTAAAAATTCTACTAATGCTGATATTGCTGCTTCTTTTGGTGAGCAATTGAATGATGGTAGCACTCGTGTATTTGCTGTAGCTCCTTCAGTAAATAACGCTTCACGTGTAACTTTGTTTATGTGTCAACAAGTTACCACTCAAACCAATGCTTCTGATGCTCAGAAGTTTTTCTTAGGCTGGGGACAAGGCACTCGTATTTTGCGAGCTATTTTTTCTGCTGACAAGGCTATGGTAAATCAGAATGGCATCAAAGCTGGTTCTGTTGTACCTTTTGACATTCTTGTTCAAGAGAAAACTGAGCCTGCATATGCTGGTCAACAACCAAAGATTAATCCTTCTACTGGTGAAGTAATCACTTCTGAAGGTATGCCTATTTATGAGCATTCTTCTTTGGTTCAAGTAGGTGAAGGTGGTAAAATTGTTACTTTACCACGTGAAACTGCTACTGTTTCTTCTGATTTTCCTGGTGCTAACTTGATTAGCTAATATCTAGGTTTTTTTTGGTTACACTAAATAATGTGCCTATCTTTATGGTAGGCACATTATTTTTAATTAACTAAAATTAAAATTATGTATCTAAAAAAGAAATACATTATTACTGACAATGAAGATATCATTGTATTTACTGAATTAATTGAGCATTCAAAGTTTAGAAATTTCAACCCAATAAGTGCTGGGTTTATATCATTTGGGATTAATAAACAAGGAAATCCAACTTGTTCTTGCTATGGTGAAAGTATTAGTTTGGGTTTAGAATCAAGACCTGAAAAAGATACCATCATAGCTAAAAGACAACTTGGTATGTTAGATGAATATTAAAATATAGTCAGGTGGCGGAATGTTTGCTCTAAAAGTGAAAGCCGATGGAGTTGACAATGGTAGACGCAGCTAAAAAAGGCGGTGGATAGTGGTCGAGGTAACGCAAGTTATCAGAGGACGCTTCTGGGAAAGCCACCATACAGGTTCGAATCCTGTCCTGACTACAAATTAAGTTTTTTGAAATAATAAAACCACCTGATTCATTACAAACAGATAATAGGCGGTACACCTTGACTTCTAATAAAGGGATTATCAACACTATCCAAGAAGTGTTTAGGTTTGAATGAATGTACTAAGAACTTATGGTAAAAGTCGTAAGTTGGGTATTCCACAATTGGAGTGGACAGGTGGTTTTTTTATATTAGTCAGGTGGCGATATACTATCTGACTATTTTTTATCTTTATTTGCACCCATAGCTCAGATGGATAGTAGCGACTGCCTTCTAAGCAGTAGGTCTCAGGTTCGAATCCTGATGGGTGTACTAAAAGGTTCCTGTTGTCACCTCAAGCACAGGTTTTTGGTTATCAGAGAATAGGGAGAGCAATCTCCCTATTTTTCTTTAAATTTACAGTAAAACATTAACTATGGATGAATTAGTATTCAACAACAAAAAAGTTATCTTAGAGATAGCTAAAGCAATGGGATTTTTATTAGTAGAAGATTTATGGGATGATGAAGGTTATCTTACATTTCAGTTAATTGGTGAGTTACATGAAAAAGAACTAACATTAACATGGAATAAAGATGAACACATCAGTCATAATTTTGCTGTAGCTTCTAAAATTCTGTTTAAAGCAGGACAAAAAGCTAAATTTTATCAAATCTCAACTTTACCTTATATAGCATTATAATATGAACAAGATTAAACAACCTAAAATTATCTTACCTCAAGAAGAACCAAAATGGAAACTTGTTAGAGGAAGAGATGAATTAACTAAACAATCAGAGAAAATACTATGGTTGGAGTTTAATGAGGATGGAACTTTTAAATCTAAACACGATGAACCAGCAGTTGGTAGATCATTACTTATGTCACCATTTAGTATGTTCTTTGCTTGGCAAACAACAGAAATTACTGAGATTCTAGAGCAAACAGAAAATTACCTCAAATTTAAAACTCTTAATAGTGTTTATGAGTTATGGAAGCTATCTTAAAATTTAATCTACCAGAAGAAACTAGTGATTTTGAATTAGCAGTTAATGCAACAAAAATGTATTCTATTATTTGGAGTCTAGACCAATGGTTACGAGGAAATACTAAATATGCTTCAGATAATATAAGTAGTGATACTTACAAAGCATATGAGCAATGTAGAGAAAAGCTTCATGAATTAATGAGTGATTATAACATAAATTTTGACTAATGGTACAATATAAAAATCGCTACGGAGACATTTTCACTTTTACTAAAACTGAAGATGGAAATATACTGTGGCAAGGTAACTTTGAATATGTTAGATACTCTTGTTTAAATGACCTTGTTGGCAGCCAACTTACTATGATTGACCCTAGTGGTGGCCCTTATTTAACAATAGGCTCAAATATGGGACTTTTTGATAAGTCTTTTAAAGGATTATTTATTAAAGGTTTTAGAAAAACACCTGAAGGATATTTAATAATAACTAAAGAATAAAAGTTATGACACAAAAAATTAAACCAACATACGCCACCTATGAACAAGCCAGTAAAAATATTTAAATATTTATCAGAAAAGGGTTATAAACACTATACTGAAAATACAGTAGAAGAATTAGATAAACTACCTTTAGATAGTCCTGATATTTTTACAGAATTTGCTCATTTATGTGAATGGTTAAGAGTTAATCATCGTATCTGGATTTATGTATTAAAAGGAAAAGCATCAGATAACTATGGTTATCGTATTCAAGATGTTGATGGTGATAAATCTTGTTATGAAGTCAATTTTACCAAAGTTAACCCACAAGAAGCCTATTCAGCAGCATTTGATTACACTTTAAACAGTAATTTGATATGACACAAAAAATTAAACCAACACACATCACCTTTGAACAATATGAAAGTTATTGTGATTTGAAATTACTGCAACTTCTTTATGATAAAGGTTTCAGATTTAAACTTGAAACGGAAGGACATAGGGTTATTAACAACTTAGCAGAACAAAGATTTAATGAAGGTGATGTAAGTTATTGTAATAACTATATTACTTATTCTGTTGTAGTTGAATGGTTAAGAGTTAATCATGGTATTTGGATTTGTGTCAATAAATCTAAGGATGCAGAAGACAATGGATGGTTTCATTACTATGTTGATAACAAGTGGTCAGCAAAATTATATGACACTCCACAAGAAGCATATTCAGCAGCCTTTGATTACATTAAAAATAATAATTTGATATGACACAACAAGAAATACAAGAACGTAATAAGCAGATAGCTTTGATGATGGGTGCTATAGATTACAAAGCAGACAAATGGTATAAATTAGGCGGGTATAAAGAACATATCTATTTCCCTAATTGGAACTACCCAAATAGATTTTTAGAAAAAGATTTAAAATTCCATTCAGATTGGAACTGGTTAATGGAAGCTGTTGAGTTTATTGAAAAACAAAGGTATGAAGTTATCTTTTTTAACCATTATAATTGGGTAGAACATGGAAGATGTTGTATAAGAGATTATAAGAATAGTGAACTAATCTATATAAGCTCTGATTATAAAAAAGAAGCTGTATTCATAGCTGTATCTGATTTTGCAAAACTTTTTTCTTATAACAACATTAACAAGAACTATGAACGGAATTTATCTAACCCAAGAGGGTAAACAAGAGATTGAAGCTAAGATAAAACATATAAAAGTTTTAGAAATAAATTCTGTTTTATCTAATTTTTATCAAGGTCAAATAGCTATATTAAAAGAAATCCTATCATCAGCAACAATACTACCTGTTGAAGAAAGTTGGGGTAATATGCCAATAGGAGTGAATGAAAGTGAATTATCATATCCACAAGGAGTAATCATACAACCTAAACAATAAAAGTTATGACTGAAAACTATAAAAAAGACTTTGCACCTTACGAACCATCATTAGCTTTAAAAGAATTAGGATTTGATGAACCTTGTTTTGGTTGGTATTCCAAGGATGGAACTTTCTACGAAGGAAAGATGACCATTCATCAGGGATTATTATCAGCACCACTTTACCAACAAGCATTTAGATGGTTATATCAGAAGCTTGAAATAAATGGAGTGATGCCACTAGATGAAGAATCACAGATTATTTTACTAAAAGAATTAATAGACAGACTGTCATCTAAATGCTCGTTGGTATGATTTTTGTGGTATATAGTTTATGAAAACATACATATACATATTAAAGCATCCTGAGACACTTGAGATTAAATATGTTGGTAAAACAACTAATTTAAAAAGAAGGTGGCATCAACATAAGAGTAAAAAATGTCTAGAAAAAACTGCTAGTAAAAAATTAGCGGCTTGGATACTAAAGCTGTTATCAAACAATCTTCTTCCTATAATGGAAGTTATAGAAGAATGTGAAGATAATTGGGTTGAAAGAGAAAAGTATTGGATTTCTTTTTATGGTATAGAATCTCTTTGTAACCTATCAGAAGGTGGTGATGGTGTAGGTCATAATGAATATACTAAAACTAAGATTAAAAACTCTTTAACTGGAAGAAAAAGAACACAAGAAGAAAAAGATACCATATCAAAAAGTATGATTGGTAAAAAAAGACCTAACTCTGGTAAGGCCATATCAGAAGCACATAAAAAAAGATACCAAGATGAAAATGAAAGATATAAGCACTCTGTAAAACTTAGAAAAAAGGTTGGTCAATATGATAAAGATGATAATCTAATAAAAGAATTTGAATCATTAAGACAGGCATCTAGAGAACTTAATATAGATACTGGCTCTATATCAAAATGTTGTAGAGGAATATGTTATAAATATGTAAATGGATTTATATTTAAATATCTTTAGCAGAACTTGCTTGTCTTAAAAACCTTATTGAAATCGTTAAACAACATACCCATGCAACAACCAATTAACAACAACAAACGACAAACCGTAGTAGAATGGTTTGCTGAACAAATTGAATCAGGTAAAATAGAAATTGTATATTCTGATAAAATACATTCAATTAAATGTATTCCTGAAATAATTCAACAAGCCAAAGAACTGGAGAAGCAGCAGCACCAAGAAACATTTAAACAATCAAGGTTGGCAGAAATTTTTAAAAAAGATATGTCCCCCGTTTGGGAATCTTGGGAACACTATTACAACGAAACCTATAACAACTAAACTATGAAAAACATACACATATTACCAACAGATAAACAAAGTAGGTTACAAAGATGTGCTTTATCTGAATGGTTTGATATTTCAAAAGCAAACTTAATTGATGATAGATGGAGGTATCAAAACATCTACATCACTAATTCAGAAGAAATTAAAGATGGAGATTGGGTTTATTGTAGAACTGAAAATAGAGTATTAGTAAGTAATGTTTCTTATTCTAAATTGGAAGCCAGATTTAAAATCATCCTAACAACAGACCCAGATTTAATCAAAGATGGTGTACAAGCTATTGATGATTCTTTCTTAGAATGGTTTGTTAAGAATCCAAGTTGTGAGAGGGTTGAGGTTGAAAACGAATGGGAAGGAAATGGTACTATGTTTGGGTTTAAAATGGGTAATGTTTCTCCGGATGGAACTTGGCGATACAAAATCATTCTTCCACAAGAAGAACCTAAACAAATTAAATGTTATTGTGGTCATACTATAACTTGTGATTGTGAACCTTTACAAAAAACTCTTGAAGAACCTACCGAAGAAGCTAAGCAAAGAGCTGAAAACTATATGAGGTTGAAGGGGGCTTTAGAACCTAAACAAGAAACTCATGAAGAAGCTGCTGAAAGATTATATCCAATAAGGCTAATGTATTTTCCAATGAAGGCAGTTGATTTGAATGAAGAACCAAGAAATATATTTAATAATGGTGCTAAATTTCAAGCTGAAAGAATGTATAGTGAGGAAGATTTATTAAGTGCTTTTGAGGCAGGAATGATGTTTATTGGTGAGGATAAAGGAAGTTTTAGAGAATGGTTTGAACAATTTAAAAAGAAGTAATATGAATGCTTATAAGTTAAATGGAATGGCTGGTCATTATTTTAGAACGACTATATGTAAGTTCTTAAAAATAGATTGGACAGATATTTATAAAACAGTATCTAAAATAGAATCTACTGAAAACAATCCTTGTATTATAACAACTAAAGAAGGTAAAAAATACGAATTATTTTTAAAAGAAATAACATGAAACACAACATCATCAAAACCGAAAACTATCTACTAGTTGTAGATGATTCAGAGATTAAAAATTGGTATTTAGATGATGTAGGTGTAGTTAGAAAAGCTACTACTTGGGATAAAGAGTATTGGTCTGTAAGAAAAGATTATAAAAAAATCACAGCCCACCTACCGCTAAACAACTCACCTGTTCTTGAAGGTGTACTTCTTTTGCCACCGCTTGAAGATGGTGTTGAGAAGTTGGCTAAAGAATTTGCTACAAAACCATTAAACCCTTCAAACCCAACAGGAACCATAACCGACCTTAGCCTTCAACTCGGATTTAAATCAGGCTACAAAAAAGCCAAAGAGAAGTATAAGTACACAGAGTTTGATATTATTAAAGCATTTGAATATGGTTGGAATCAAAGACACTATGGGAGAATAGATGAAAATGAACTTTTAAAAATTCAAAAAATATTTATCCAATCTCTCCAACAACCAAAGATGCCTGTTGCGTTTGAGTGTGAGGAAATTTATTGTGGATATATGGAAGATGAAGCACTAATAAAACCAAAAACCACAACCAACCCCCAAGGCCAAACCGTATTGGTAGGCAAATATATTTATTAGTATTATGAAAACAATCGCAGAACAACTAAATGTAAAAGAGTTTCCTTTTCGTATTAAGGATTCTAAAGGTAGGATTATTTACTTTGAAGAGTCAGATAAGCGTTGGGCTAAATATGAACTTGACTCTAAAGGTAATGTAATCTACTTTGAAATTTCAAGCGGTTATTGGTCAAAACGTGAATATGATGCTAGTAATAAAGAAATCTACTATGAAAATTCAAAAGGTTTAATACTAGACAAAAGACCTAAACCTTCTGAAGATAAAGTAATAGAAATTGATGGAGTTAAATACA